CAAAGCTGCGCCCCCGCCTGAGGAGGCTTCTGAGGCCGAGCTTGCCTCGAACGATGAAAAAGTACAGGCACGCATCAAGAAGTTTACTCGTGGGTACCACGACGAGCGCCGAGCAAAAGAAGAGGCTATCCGTGAGCGCCAAGCTGCGGAGACTTTCGCAAAACATGTATTTGAAGACAATAAGCGGCTGCAGCATCAGTTGGCTAACGGCAGTCAAGCGTTCATTGCGCAGAACAAAACCTCTGCGAAAGGTGATCTTGCGGCTGCTGAACGTGGGTACAAAGAAGCTTATGAAGCTGGGGACCCTGACCTTATTGCCGCAGCGCAAACCAAAATTGCTCAGGCAGCGCTAAAACTGGACAAGGCCGAGAATTTGAGGCCTATCCCGGTGAAAGAGGATAAGTTTGAACTTCCGGATAAGCCTCCAAAGCTGTCACCGCTTACTGCTAAGTGGTTAGAGGCAAATTCAGACTGGTGGGGCAAAGACGAAGAAATGACTGCCGCAGCATCGGGACTTGACAGAAAGCTACAAAGGGAGTATGGTGCGGACTATATCGGTTCCAAAGACTACTTTGAGACCATTGATAAAACAATGCGTAAACGATTTCCTGAGAGTTTTTCGGACTCTCAGAGCTATGAGGATGATGAAACTCCTTCTAAAAAAGTTTCTGAACCGGAGGAGGATTACACCCCCGTCCGTGCAACAAAACCAGCTTCGGTTGTAGCCCCGGCTACCCGCAGCACACCGCCTAACCGTATTCGGTTAAAGGCATCCGAAGTAGCCATTGCCCGGCGACTTGGGGTGACCCCAGAACAATACGCGAAACAGGTTGCTTTACTTAATAGAGGTTAAAAATGGAAAAGACTTTGGACAAAACTCAAAACCGTCTGGTTCGTGAACTGGATGGTCGTGAATTTTTTACACGCCCCACTGCTTGGCGTCCTCCAGAAACGCTGCCATCGCCGGATAAACGTCCGGGTTGGGATCATCGCTGGATTCGTATTAGCATGATGGGACAAGCTGATCCAAGTAATACTTCTGCTAAGTTACGCGAGGGGTATGAGCCCTGCAAGGCAGAGGACTATCCTGAGCTATTGGTGCACGCTTCTACTGAAGGACGTTTCAAAGGCAACGTCGAGGTGGGCGGACTATTGCTTTGCCGTATTCCTGAAGAGTTTCTGAAACAGCGTTCTGCTTATTACGCTAATCAGAACAAAGCTCAGATGGAATCAGTAGACAATAATTTTCTTCGAGATAGCGATCCACGAATGTCGAAATTTTCAGAAAAATCGACAAAAGTGACGTTTGGTTCTGGTTCTTAACTTTTTAAGGAGTCTTAAATGGCTTATCCCGCTGTATCAGCCCCGTACGGACTGTTGCCGCAAAACCTAATTGGTGGTCAAGTATTTGCGGGTTCTACTCGTATGTACCCCATCCAGTACGGTTATGCGACTGACATCTTTTATGGTGATTTCGTTGTACTATCGCGTGGTAATGTAACCCGTGCTTCTGTTTCTACCGGCACTGGTTTAAACCAAACGGTTGGTATTTTCTTGGGTTGTACTTACACAAACCCTTTAAACAAGCAAAAGCAATTTGCTCAATACTGGCCTTCAGGAACCCTTGCGGGTGACTGCCAAGCCTATGTGTTGGACGACCCCGATGCTGTGTTTAAAGCGGTTGTATGTTCCGCCACTACTGTTATTGCTTCCGCTGCTATGGCTATGATTGGTACTAACCTATCTGCTATTAACAATACGGGTAGCACAACCACCGGCAATTCTGCTAACGCAGTTTTAGCTCCTACGGCAACTCCAGTAACAACCACCTTACCTTTGCGTTTGGTTGGCTTGGTACAAGAGTCTGCTATTTCAGTAAGTGCAACTGGCTCTTCATCTTCTACAACAATTACCTTAACTGGTTCTGGCTTGCCTAGCGCAATTCCTATTGGAACAGATGTAGCCTACGTTGCAGCAAACGGGCAAATCATTCAAACAGGTTCTTTTGTAACCGCCGCAGCTTCAGCCGCTGCGACATCAGTTACGATTAACTCTGCGATTGCCGTGCCGGGTAGTGTTGTAGCAATTCCTGCTTCTTCCACTATTGTGTTCACCCAGTTTCCTGAAGTATTGGTTAAATTTAACCAAGCACTGCATGGTTACTACTCTGCCACTGGCGCATAAGGAGCATAAATCATGGCTATTTCACGCGCACAACTACTTAAAGAACTGCTCCCCGGCCTCAATGCCTTGTTTGGCCTTGAGTACGCTCGCTACGGCGAGGAGCACAAAGAATTCTACGAAGTGGAATCTTCTGAGCGTTCTTTTGAAGAAGAAACCAAGCTGTCCGGTTTTTCTGCTGCACCAGTCAAAAACGAGGGTTCTGCCATCGCTTATGACAATGCACAGGAAGCATGGACGACTCGCTACAACCACGAAACCATTGCTCTGGGCTTCTCCATCACTGAAGAGGCCGTGGAAGATAACTTGTATGACTCGCTGTCTGCTCGTTACACCAAGGGTCTGGCTCGTGCAATGGCGTACACCAAGCAAGTCAAGGGCGCTGCTGTTATAAACAACGGTTTCTCTGCGGCTTACCCCGGTGGCGACGGCGTTGCTTTGTTTTCCACTGCCCACCCGCTGGTCAACGGTGGTACCAACTCTAACCGTCCAGCAACCGCAGCCGATTTGAACGAGACTTCTTTGGAAGCCGCCGTCATTCAGATCGCTGCTTGGACGGATGAGCGTGGTTTGCTGATTGCTGCAAAGCCAAAGAAATTGGTTGTACCTCCTGCTCTCCAGTTCGTTGCTACCCGTCTGTTGGAAACCAACCTCCGTGTTGGCACTACCGACAACGATATCAATGCGTTGAAGAACAACGGTTCGATTCCTGAAGGGTATTGCATCAACCACTTCTTGACTGACACCACTGGTTGGTATCTGACCACTGATGTGCCCAACGGTCTGAAGCACTTTGTGCGTTCGCCTCTGGCAAATTCAATGGATGGAGACTTCGATACCGGCAACGTCCGTTATAAGTCCCGTGAGCGCTACAGCTTTGGCTGGAGTGACCCGCTTGGAGTCTTTGGTTCACCCGGTTCGTCTTGATGAGATAAAGAAAGGGGGCTTGCGCTCCCTTTCTTTTTAGGGTATATTGCAGCCACTCCGGGCTTTCCGGTGCATCAAACTGTCCCGGCAGACGACATACCGATTGATGCACTTCACTTGTATGTAAGGAACTCATCATGGGATTCGCAACTCACCTCGGCCCTTGGCTGCTTGGCACGGTCAAAAACACCACTGGAACCACCGCTGGAACCATCCGTAATTTGGGCGCAACGGTTGTTACGCAGTCTAAAGCCATTTTGTACACGGACATTACGGCAGCTACGGTTGCTTTTACGATCCCGGCGGGCTCCCAGATTTTGACCGCTTCGTTTAACACCACTGTTGCTTATGCAACTACAACGCCTACGTACGCACTTTTTGCTAATGCCGTTGCAATCAATACAGCAGCAAACGGAAGTGTGTTTACAAACACAGGCATCGTAAATATTTTGCTTGGCAACAACTCTGCCGCCGCCGCTGTACTGTGCAGCAACGTAGGTACGACAGACGCAATCATCACGTTTACACAGGCTAACGTCACCGCCACCTCTGGTGCTGGCATACTGACCATGACGTATGTTGTCCGTGACACTGACGGTTCTGCTAACCCATCTAGCACACAGACTTAATTAGGAGCATCTCATGGCGATGCAAACAGACGTACTAGCGGTTCATAGAGAAACTACAGGCACGGTGGTGTCGGGACGCAATAGGGTTAAAGGTCTTATTGTTACGCCCGGTGGTACTGCTGGAGACATTATTCTGAGGGATGGTGGCTCCGGTGGCACTACTCGGCTTCAGTTTAATTTGTCTACCAATCAGTCTGCGTTCTCTTTCACAGTGCCGGGTGAGGGTGTGTTGTTTTTAACTGACATACACGTGACCCTGCCAACATCGTCCAAATTAACGGTGTTCTATGGCTAAGAAGAAAGGCCCGGTTCTCTCTGTTGGTCGGGGCGAGAAGCTGCCGATCTCCAAGGGCGCTGGCCTGACTGCCAAGGGTCGTGCCCGTTATAACGCAGCAACTGGCAGCAACCTCAAGGCTCCGCAGCCCCAAGGTGGCCCACGCAAGGATTCATTTTGCTCTCGCATGACAGGTATGCCGGGGCCGATGAAAGACGAAAAAGGCAAGCCAACCCGCAAAGCTGCGGCTCTTGCAAGATGGAAATGCTAAATGCCAAGCTCCAGCAAAAAGCAGCACAATTTCATGGAAGCAATAGCCCACAATCCGGGCTTTGCCAAAAAGGTAGGTATCCCACAGTCCGTGGGCAAGGATTTCTCTAACGCCGACAAAGGCAAATCTTTCTCAAAAGGTGGTGATATGGCTACGAAAATGGATCCAAAAATGCTGGCTATGATGATGGCTAAGAAAAAAGGTATGCGCCCTCCAATGCCATCCAGTGATATGGGTATGCGGCCTCCCGCTGCTCCTATGATGAACAAGGGCGGCATGACCAAGATGGCTGGTGGTGGGATGCCCATGAAAGATGGCAAACCTACCTTTGTCGGTGATGGCAAAGGCATGATGAAAAAAGGTGGCGCGGTTAAGAAGAACATGGGCGGCATGGCATACGCCAAAGGCGGCGGCATTGAATCCCGAGGCAAAACCAAGGGCACAATGATTAAAATGAAAAGCGGCGGCGCAGCCTGCTAGGAGAACAATATGCCTGTAAGTAGCACACGCGCAGGGATGCGTAACTATGTTCCACGCCGCCCAGGCACAACTCTGGACGATGTGATCACGCCTGAAATTCGGGCCAAGCGCAAAAAAATGCTAGAAGAAGTGCAGGACGATAAAGATCGTGAGAAAACTGACGCAGCCCCCACCACTAAAACGGAAATGGGGCAGAAGTTTTCCAAGGGCGGTTCAGTCTCAGCATCCCGCCGTGGTGATGGCATAGCTCAACGGGGTAAGACCCGCGGAAAGATGTGCTGACATGGCAACCTCCGCAGGGGTCAAGCGAGTAGTTCAGTCTTTAAAAAAGGCTGGGTTTTATGACGCAAGTAAATCCAAACGGCTTGGCATCATTGACAAACTTACAACCAAACCCCAGCGGGTAGAGATGGTTGACAAGCTGTTTCTAGCCAAGAAGCCCAAAGGCGGTGCTAAATGAGAGCCTCCCGTGGCATGGGGGCTATTGACCCCAGCAAGATGCCCGGCGGGAAAAAAAAACCGCGCCGTGACGACACGGATTTCACTCAGTACAAAGAGGGTGGGGAGGTGAAGTCAAAGGTGAATGAAGCTGGCAACTACACCAAACCCAGCCTTCGCAAACGGATTTTCAACAGCGTCAAGGCTGCGGCGATTGTAGGCACAGGCGCTGGGGAATGGAGCGCGAGAAAAGCGCAGGTTATGGCTAAACGATACAAAGCTGCTGGAGGTGGTTACCGTGATTAAACATATGGAAGATTGCGCCATACATGAAGATGGCCCCTGCACTTGTGGCGCTGAAGAAGCCCATGATGAAATACTTATGGATGAATTTCGAGCTGAGTTGACTGCTGAAGATTTTGAATGAAAGCTCCGCAGCAATCCCTGAAGAATTGGGGTGACCAAAAATGGAGAACCAAAAGTGGAAAACCGTCTTCTAAAACAGGTGAAAGATATCTACCGGAAGCTGCGATTAAAGCTCTTAGCCCTGCTGAGTACGCCGCGACAACCAAAGCCAAGAGAGCGGGTAAAGCCAGTGGAAAACAGTTTGTAGCACAGCCTAAAACGATTGCCAAGAAAACAGCAGGATTTAGATAATGACTACATCAGGCGTTGCTAACTTTGACATGGACTTGAGTGAAGTCATAGAAGACGCATTTGAACGTGCGGGTTCTGAGCTTCGCTCCGGGTATGACATGCGTACTGCACGGCGCTCCCTGAACATCATGTTTGCGGATTGGGCCAACCGGGGCATCAACATGTGGACAATTGAGCAGGGATCGTTTACCCTGACTCAAGGTTTAAACACCTACGCGCTACCCACAGACACCGTGGACTTGCTTGAGCATGTCATCCGCACCGATGCCAACTCAACCTCCAACCAAGCAGACCTGACCATCACCCGCATCAGCATCAGTACCTACGCTACGCTGCCCAACAAGCTAACCCAAGCCAGACCCATTCAGGTCATGGTGCAGCGCAACTCTGGGCAGACATCAGCTACAACCCTGACCTTGAACGGAGCAGTGACCGCAACAGCCACCGCCATAACCCTGAGTTCAGTCATAGGACTTGCCGCTGCTGGTTACATTCAGGTAGCCAGCGCGGTGGGCGTTGAGATCATCTACTACGGCTACATCGTGGGCAACGTCCTGACAGACTGCGCTAGAGGGCAGGCTAATACCACCGCAGCATCACACACAAGCTCCACAGCAGTCTACGTATCAAACCCACCAGCAATCACCGTCTGGCCCACGCCTGATGGCTCCCAGACCTACACCTTTGTGTACTGGCGACTGCGTAGGAACCAGAACGCTGGAGATGGTTCTGACACGATGGATGTGCCGTTTAGGTTTATACCTTGCGTGGCAGCGGGGCTGGCCTACTACTTGGCGCTCAAGTTGCCCAACGGCATGGAGCGTTTACAGGTATTGAAGATGCAATATGATGAAGCGTGGCAGTTGGCCCAAGATGAAGACCGGGAGAAAGCAGCGGTGCGCTTTGTGCCTCGCCAGCAGTTTATGTAATCATGGGCAATAGGTTTGCATCAGGTAAGAATGCGATAGCGGAGTGTGACCGCTGTGGGTTTCGCTACAAGCTGAAGCAACTGAAGAAGGAAGTTGTCAAGACTAAAACCTACAACTTGCTGGTGTGCCCAACCTGCTGGACACCGGATCAGCCTCAGTTGCAGTTGGGTATGTACCCGGTAGATGACCCACAGGGCTTACGTGATCCGCGCAGGGATTTGAGTTATGTGGTTTCTGGCTTGTTGGTAGACGGATTTCCGGGCGAAGGAAGCAGGATATTTCAGTGGAACTGGAACCCGGTAGGCGGGTCTAGGGCAAACGATGATGGCCTGACACCCAACTATTTGGTGGCAGAATTAGAACTTGGTTCAGTTACAGTAAATTAGGAGTCTATATGGATAAGGCAGACATGAAGCAGGACAAGAAGATGATGGCTGGAGCCGTGCACAAGCACGAGAAGCGGCTACATCCCGGCAAAACCCCAACCAAGTTTGCCCAAGGTGGCAAGACTGACATGGACATGATGAAGTACGGTCGTGGCATGGCTAAAGTGATGAACCAGAAATCTGGTCGCGGAGGTTAAGATGATCAACAACAAACAAGCAGCGGCCTACGCAAAGCCGCACACCATGTCGGGTAAAGCCGTCACGGTCGAGGCCAATCCCGGCAAGGGCAAAGACATGAGCATGTTGAACAATGCCCGTGCTTCGATTGGACGCATCACCAACCAAGAGCAACCCGGTGTAAAGACATCTGGTATCAAGATGCGTGGAACTGGTGCAGCCACCAAAGGCGTGATGTCTAGAGGCCCGATGGCATGAACTACGCTGCGTTGGTTTCTGCGATCTCCTCCTACACGGAGAACACCTTCCCTACGGTGGACATGAACTTGTTCATTACACAGGCAGAGAAACGCATCTACAACGCCGTACAAATACCATCCTTACGCAAGAACGTCACGGGCAGCACAACAGCAAGCAACAAATATTTGCAATGCCCCACTGACTTTTTGTCTACCTTCTCTTTGGCAGTAATAGACCCGACTACGGGTGCGTACACATTCCTGCTGAACAAGGATGTGAACTTTATCAGGGAAGCGTACCCCAAGCCAACATCCACCGGAGCGCCCAAGTTCTACGCCATATTCGGCCCCCGTTCAGACAACGAAGCAGAACTTACCTTCATCCTTGGCCCCACACCCAACGCTGCGTATGGCACTGAGCTTCATTATTTCTACTACCCAGAGTCCATCATTCAGCGTCCTATTTTGACACTAGGCGCTATAACGGCAGGAACATCCTACACAACGGGGACATACAGCAATGTGAGTTTGACGGGAGGTTCTGGTTCTGGTGCTACCGCAAGTATTGTTGTTTCTGGTGGCGGCGTAACATCTGTCACGCTAGTCAATGGGGGCACAGGTTTTGTGGTGGGCAACACCATGTCTGCGCTGGCCGCTAATATTGGGGGCACAGGGTCTGGGTTTTCCATTCCTGTAGCTACGGTAGGCAACACCACGGGAACCACATGGCTCAGTGACAACTATGACCCCGCACTTTTGTATGGGACACTGGTTGAAGCCTACACCTACATGAAAGGTGAGCAGGACATGGTGCTGCTGTACAACACCAAGTTTGGCGAGGCTCTAGTGCAGCTTAAACGTCTGGGTGATGGCCTTGAGCGTCAGGACGCATACCGCAGTGGGCAGGCTAGGATTCCCGTCACATGAGCATTTCCCAAACTCTGACCACATCCTTCAAGCAGCAACTGCTTGAGGCGGTGCATGATTTCTCCACAGACACCTTCTATATGGCGCTGTACACAGCCAATGCCGATATAGGGGCAGCTACCACCGTTTACACAGCGACCGGGGAGATTTCAGGCACTGGCTACACCGCTACGGGTCAGGTGATGACAGGCATCTCGGTCAGTGTCACAGGCACTACGGCATTTGTAAACTTTAGCAATGTGGTCTGGACAACAGGTGCGTTTACAGCACGGGGTGCGCTGATTTACAATCTAACCAAAAGCAACAAATCGGTGGCAGTATTGGACTTCGGCGCTGACAAAACCACCACCTCATCGTTCACAGTTGTAATGCCCACCAACTCATCCACCACCTCATTGATAAGGCTACCATGACTACCGAAAAACTTAAAGCCACTGACACTGTTTCTAGCGGCCTAACTTGCAACCTCAAAGCTGGAGAAGCTGCACAAGCAACCGGCCTATTTGAGATCAAGTGCCATGACAAAGACGGCAATCTGAAGTGGGAAACACAGTCCAAGAATCTGGTAGTCAACGTGGGGCTTGCCTACATGGCGGGTAGTGCTTTGACAGGGGCGGCTCCAGTAACTCAGATCACCGCTTGGTTTATCGGTCTGTACGGCGCTGGGGCCAGTAATACTCCTGCGGCAGCAGATACGATGTCTTCCCATGCTGGCTGGACAGAGGTTGTGGCGTACAGTAATGCAACTCGTGTAGCTGCTACGTTTGCAATAGCAACCACTGCCAACCCATCAGTTGTGACTAACACGGCTTCTCCTGCTACGTTTAACATCAACGGCACAACGACTGTGGGCGGGGCGTTCCTGACCAGCGGCAGTGCAAAAAGTGGTACGACAGGCACACTGTTCTCTGCGGCTGACTTTGGTTCCCCCGGCGACCGTTCTGTGGTGAATAGTGATACCTTGTCTGTAACTTACACATTCAGCTTGGCAGGATAAGATGTCGGCGTGGGGTTCTGGTACTTGGGGTGAAGGCGGCTGGGGCTTCACAGCTTTTGCTAGCACCATTGACGAGACCTCCACTGGTACAGATGCGGTAACGGCTTTAGCGGCACTAACGGCTGCGGTTAGCGAGACAGGGACAGGGACAGATGCGGTAACGAGTCTGGCAGTTGTCAACTCAGTGGTTACGGAGACAGCAACAGGCACAGATGATGTTGTAGCGGCGCAGGGGTCTGGAGCAGCGGTTACTGAGACGGCGACAGGTAGTGATGTAATAACATCCGTACCAACGTACCCCGCAACAGTAGCGGAAACAGCATCTGGGACGGATGCGGCAGTAAGTGTCCCTGTGTACAGCGCGGTTATCAGTGAAACGGGAACGGGTGCTGATGCGGTAGATTCTAGTTTTACGTTCTTTGGAGCAATAACTGAGACGGCGACAGGGACAGATGTAGTTGTTTCTCTACTGTCTCTTAGCGCAGTAGTAACTGAGAGCGCAACGGGCACGGATGCGGTTACAACAACGGCAAGTTTGGGTGCATTGGTAGCAGAGACAGCAGTCAGTACAGATACGCTGGCAGCAGCAGCGGCCTTTGTAGCTTCCATCGTGGAGTTGGCAACCGGGACAGACGCAATAAACGGGCGACCATTCTGGGACGTAATTGATGATACACAGAACGCAAACTGGCAAAATATCGGTAACACGCAGACAGCAAGCTGGTCTGCCGTCTCGACGACTTAGGAGAAATTAATGGCAACAGTATCGTATACCAGCCTTTTGGGACTAGCCTTACCCACTCAAGGGGATTTGTCTGGTCAATGGGGAACAGAGGTCAATAGCTTCATTACCACGTACCTTGACTCTGCTGTTGCTGGGGTACAAACCATCAGCGGAACACAAACTGCGGTAACTCTATCGGTAACAAACGGATCTACCTTGGTCTCGGCTGGGGCAGGTGCTACGGGTTCTGCTCAGTACATGGTCATCAACTGTACCGGCACTCCAGCCAGTTTGCTGACTATCACCGCCCCTGCTGCAAGTAAAGTGTATGTGGTAATTAATGGGACGGCACAGTCCGTCACACTTGTTGGCGCTGGCCCCACCACTGGCGTGACACTTGTAACGGGAGAGAAAGCAGTCTGTGCATGGAACGGCTCTGACTTTGTAAAGGTTGCTTCCAGCGCGTCAACAGGAACAGTTACCAGCGCAAGCGTAGTAACAGCCAATGGCTTTGCAGGAACGGTGGCAACCGCTACAACAACGCCTGCCATTACGCTCACAACATCCATCACAGGTGTTTTAAAAGGCAACGCAACGGCAATATCAGCAGCGGTCGCAGGGACAGATTATGTGACCCCAACAGGCACAGAGACGCTGACCAACAAGACGCTGACTGCGCCAATTATTTCAAGCATCAGCAACACGGGTACATTGACGCTGCCAACCAGCACAGACACATTGGTGGGCCGAGCAACAACCGACACGCTGACCAACAAGACGCTGACCTCACCCACGCTGACCACTCCCACCCTTGGCACACCAGCATCAGGCAACCTTACTTCTTGCACAGCAGATGGCACAAACAAGGTCGGCTATCAAAATATTCCGCTATCGGGTATCAAGACAGCAAGCTACACCCTTGTTGCTGGTGATGTGGGCAAGTTTGTAGAGTTAGGCACAAGCGGCACGATTGTCGTCCCGGCGTCTGTGTTTACGACAGGTGATGCAATCAGCATTTTCAACAACACATCAGGGTCTATATCTTGCACGTGTTCTGCTGTGACCACAGTCTATAAGGGTGGCACAGATGCAGACATCAGCACCTTCAGCGTTACCACAAGGGGCGTAGCCACTATTCTGTTTATCACGGCCACAGTCGCCGTAGTCACGGGTAACTTAGCATGAGCGGGATTATGCTTAATGTGGTTGGTGGGACTTATAAAGACCCTGCTCCAACTACAATTGGTCAAGCCTACGGCGGCGGTTTCTATGCAGGTCAAATTGGTGTCAGCAGCGTAGCTACACATTATTTAGTTGTTGGGCCACAAGCGTCTGCTCAAAATAACAGCCGACAATACAAAACAGCAAACACTGGAGGTGACCCAACCTCCGTAATTAATGGCCCAGCAAATAGTGCAGCAATGAATGACGCAAGCTATCCAGCAGCTTTTTTCTGTGAAGGTTTAAGTATCGGTGGGTATACGGACTGGTATTTAGCTGCCGTAAACGAATTAGAAGTTTGTTACTACAACTTAAAAGGTTCTACCACCTCTAATTACACTGGAACAGCGCAGGGTGGAAATCCGCCACAAGCATCCGGCATAAATGCTAATGCTGTCCCCAGTAGAAGTTCTGGATACACTGCGGGTACACCAGCGCAAACTTCTGCATCTGCTTTTCAAACAGGAAATGCAGAAGATTTTGGTAGCTCATCATATTGGTCTAGCACTCAAGTTACATCAAATTACGCATGGTTTCAACTGTTTAGTACTGGAAGACAGTACAGCTATGCAAATCAAAAAACCGACTCGCTTTTTGTCCGGGCCATTCGCCGTGTTGCAGTTTAAAAAATTATGAAATACATTTGCATCACCGAAATAGACGCAGTAACTAAAATAGTCTGCACATCTGAACCGCAGCGCACAGGCCCATCTATGCCTGCTGTCAAGGGCTGGGTTCATTCATGGCACGACCAATCAACATGGCCTGTTGAAGTTGCGCCTGATGGCACATACCTCCGCGCACCCAAGTACTACGGTACTTGTGATGATGATGCCGACACTACCATTTCGGGTGTCTTGCAGGTCTTGACAGAGGCAGAGTACACCACCCTAAGAACCGCAGAGCATGAGGCCCGTAGACCTTACCCATCGTGGATTGGCTACTTGGACACCATGACTTGGGGCGCACCTGTAGTTCGTCCGGTCGATGCCATCATGAACGGCGGCAATGTGCGATATCAGTGGGATGAAGCCACAGTGAATTGGGTCGCACAGGCATGAAAGAGTTCTTCTTCATCTCTGGTTTGCCAAGGTCAGGCTCGACCCTGCTCTCGGCTATTCTGCGTCAGAACCCTGAGTTCTACGCAGACATCTCCTCGCCTGTGCAGGGCTTGGTGGCATCAACCATCAACGTCATTACAGGCAGTGAGAGCAACCACCTGATTGATGAAGCCAGACGCAAGCACATCCTCAAGTCCATCTTCAATGCGTTCTACGAGTCCGTTGAACCAAACACCGTGTTTGACACCAGCCGGGGCTGGACTGCCAAGACATCACTGCTTAAAGACCTATACCCACAGACCAAGATTATTTGCTGTGTGCGTGACCTGCCTTGGATACTGGACAGCTTTGAGCGCATATCAGCCAAGAACTCCCTGTACGGCGCAACCCTGACGGATGACGAAGCGCGTCAGACAGTTACCACAAGGTGCGATGCCTTGATGGACGTGAAGAAAGAGGGCCAAGTGGTTAAGCCCTACTACTTTTTGGAAGAGGGTCTGCTGCTGAATCCAGACATGATTATGCTGGTGGAGTACGAGTCCCTGTGCAAGCAGCCTGAGAGCGTGATGCGTGAGTTGTACCAGTTCATTGGCAAGCAGTACTTTGACCACGACTTCAAGAACGTGGAGTACGAGAACGAGACGTATGACAAGGCTCTGAACATGAAGAGCCTGCACACGGTACGCAAAGAGGTAACATGGCAGGAGCGCCCATCCATCCTGCCCAAGTCAGTGTGGGAGAAGTACGCTGGCAAAGACTTCTGGCGCAAGCCAGCACCAGAGTTTGCAATCAAACAACTGTACAAGGTCAAATGAACAAAATCCTAATCATGGGCCTACCGGGCAGCGGCAAGACCTACCTTGCACAAGCCCTCAAAGCCTACCTTGAGAGCAACTCAACGCTCAAGAATATGCCAGCACACAGGATGCAGGATATCGTGCCAACGTCCTACAAATGCAGCGTGGATTGGTTCAATGCTGACGATGTTCGCAAGCGGTTCAATGACTGGGATTTCTCCAAAGAGGGCCGCATTCGTCAGTCCCTGCGGATGGCTGAGTTTGCGCTCAAGTCCACTGGCGACTATGTGATCTGCGACTTTGTGGCCCCGCTGGTGGAGATGCGGAACAACTTCAAGGCTGATTGGACTGTCTGGGTAGACACCATTGACCAAGGCCGATTTGACGACACCAACAAGGCATTTATTCCTCCGAAGGAATATGACTTCCGGGTCACTGAGCAGAAAGCCGAGAAGTGGGCTGAGTTTATTGGTCAGCACATCCTAGACAGCCGCCGCCGCCCCGTGTTTGATTGGAAGCGGGAAACGGTGCAGATGCTAGGCCGCTGGCAACCTTGGCATCTAGGCCACAGGGCGTTGTTTGACCGGGCCATTGCCAAGACAGGCCAAGTGGTCATCCAGATCAGGGACTGCCAAGGCTGGAACGGCTCCAACCCGTTTGCAGCAGAGCAGGTGAAAGACCTGATCAAGCGTGATCTAGACCCCCTTTACCAAGGCCAGTACGAGATACAGCTTGTGCCCAATGTGGTGAACATCACCTACGGGCGTGACGTGGGCTACAAGATTGAGCAGGAAGTGTTTGACGCTGCCACCCACGCCATCTCTGCCACCGAAATCAGAAAGAAGATGGGTGTGTGATGACTGAGAAAATGATCAGCGAGACGGAGGCCAAGCTGGCTACGCATGAGGCCATCTGCGCTGAACGGTACGAGGGCATCCAGAAGAGCTTTGCCAATGGCTCAAAGCGGATGACAAAAATTGAGTACCTGCTCTACATTGTGATTGCCGCCGTGCTTTTCGGCCCGGGAGTAGCTGCTGACCTCGTGAAGAAAGTACTAGGACTGTGAAGTGGACTTCTTTGACATTCTCGCAAAGGCATGGCCCATCCTGCTGGCAATCATCACGCTGATCATCGTCTTGGCAAAGTTGGACTTGCGGGTGGCGGTGTTGGAAGAGAAGATCAAAACGCTTTTTGAGATGTGGAACAAGAAATGAAAGCCAAGCTCACTTTCTTCGTCACCTTGATGGTCAGCATGACCCTGTGTATTGTTGTCTTGTCAATGTCCGGTGTAATGCTGCTTGGACTGTTTGACGAAAA